GTGAGGAACTTGCTCGTGTCCGTGCTCGTGACTGCGCCGTTTCTAGCGTAGACGGCGTTGACCCACTTGTTCGGATCGGCGAGGCCATTGGAACCTGTGACGACCTGGATGTTCTCGAGAGAGAAGAAGTTGTTGCAGAATCTGTCGGAGTCCACGACGCCGAACTGTTCAGTGTCTGCCTGACCTGCGTTGCTGCCGGTCGAGAATGATGCCTCACCTGTCACGAAGTTGGGGAAGTACTTCGCGAACGACTTGAGTGAGTCGTTGGGAAGGATGCTTCCGTTCTTCTTCTTGAGTGCCTCAGGATGCTCGAACTGAACGCCCCAGTAGAACTTTGAGTTGACCTGTTCGGTTGCAGTCCACTCCTCAGAAGATGTTAACTTGCGTCTGAAGGGCAGAGGAGGAGTGACGAGACGCTTGGAGACGAGTCCTGCTCCTGTGGAGGTTGACTCAAGTGCCTGAGTGAGGACAGAAGAGAGTCCCTGAAGCGGCGTTGAACCCGAGGTGACCAAGTGATCTACTCCTCTGAAGCCCATAGGAATGGCTTCTACAGGCGTGAATCCGTTGGCGACGTCTGGGTGGACTTCGACTCTCACGTAGTTGGACCTGTTCTCGTAGTTGCCCTCGACCACGAGCTTCTGCTCTGATTCTTCACGATCGAAGTCGAAGTAAGCGTGAACGTCGCCTATGACCTTTGCAATGTAGCGATCCGAAGAAGGATCGAGGTTGACACCCCTGAAGGTCTCCTTTGGAAGCTGCTTCTTGTCCTGGTCTCTATCGGACCAGTAACGGAGGACGACGTCGAACGATCCGTACTTGTTGAGAGGATCTGTTGAGACGTTGAGGTTCTCTATCGAAACTTTAAAGAGGTTAGAGACGTTGGAACCGTCGTCGAGGGAGTGGAGCCTGAAGAGGTTCTGAGCTGTTCCGCCGAACTTCTGAGAGACGATCCAGGGCGACACAGCGTGTGAGAACCTGTCTTCGAACGATTCATAGTTAGGAACAGTCGAGCTGCCATTGTCTCTTCCGAGCGAAGACGTGAGGAGGAAAGCAGAGGGCTCTGCGTAATTATTTGCAGCGACTGCTCCTGAGACGTTCTGTACTACGCCGGCGCCGGTGACGACCGCGAGTGTCGGATGGATGTCCCAGTTTGCGTAGAGGTAGTGACCTGCCTCTTGGATCTTAAATGGATCGGTATTGAGTGTCTTAGCAAAGTAGTTGTTGGAGAGAGGATCGAAAGACGCCGTTATGACGTTCGGATACTTAACGTCTGTTCCTTTGTGACCGTTGAGGTAAAGAATAAACTCTTGCTTAGGTGTCGATCCATCGCTGAGGACGACACTTCCGAGCGCTGAGCCTCTGACCGTGCCAGAAGAATTGGAACCAACTGAAGTTCCTGCAGGAGGTGAGGAATTACCATCAACAGACGACGAGAGACGAAGGAGAACGCCGGAAGGAGCCATGACGACGCCTCTGAGGACAGGCAACGATGCTGCAACTGTCGGAGTGGCTCCAGCTCCTTGTATTCCTGCCTCACTGAAGACTGTGGAGCCGAGAGACTCCGACATGAGGCATCCGAGGAAGTAGACTCTTCCAAGGTCTCCATTTGCGTTGGCATTTGGATTTGATGTGATCACGCCGTCTGAGTCGGGAAGCTTGTTACCGACGACAAATCCCGCTCGTGCCACCCTGTTGCCATCACTAGAGTCTCTCATCCTACCGTCACCGGCGCCGAGAACTCTGAGATAGGTCACAGACTGTGCATTTCTGAGCCACTCGACGACGGCAAGAGGACCAAACTTCTTACCGTCGGTCTGACCGAACTTGGAATACCAGTCAGACAGATTTCCGACCGTTACTGGTACGAACGCGGGGCCTTTGAGCGAGGTTCCCACGATACCAGCTGGTACCCCGACTGGCTGTTGCGTGGTCGGTCCCGAGATGTCTATTTCCCTTGCCGTCACGCCCGCGCTTCCGAATTTCAGTTGTGCCATTTATCTGCTCCAATCAATTTGTTTCTAACTATGTGTCTAAAGGCGAATTTCAGACGAATTGCACGCCACTATTTGTGACGATGAAGTCGATCGCGATGTATTCCACCACACGGGTCGGGACCACGACGATTCGACCGTTGAGTCGGTTGAGATCTGCGTCTTCCTGTGTGTTGTTCGACTCGTTCATCACGACCTGAAAGGCCTCTACGCCGGCTTGTGCCTGAATGAGACCGAGCTGGAAGGATGAGTCCGCAACGAACTTGTTACGAACTGCAGGGGTGTTCTGCTCAAACACCATCTTCTGCGCGATGTCTATGATGATCCTCTTGATCTCAAGCATCAACCTGCGAACGTTGACCCTGTCGAGGGCCGACTTGTTGATCTGTAGGGTCTTCTGTCCGTAGATCACGTAGCCGAGTCTCGGGAAGGAGGCGATCGGATTGATGCGTGATTCGTAGAGACGATCCTTGTCTGCTCCGCCGAGTCTCACTGCGACGTTGCTGACGAAGTCGAGAGCAGCACGGTTGAATCCTGCGGGTGCGAACCACGGATATGTGACTCTGTCGTTGAAAGCCAAGGCCCCGAGGGCGGGGACTGATGCTGGGACCTTCACCTTACGGCGGTTGGTTGCATCGTCGATGAAGACATCAGGATAGTAGACCGCAGCGTAGTTGTTGTCGATCGACCTGCTGTCGAACAAGTTCGATGTCTGGCTGACGTTCGGCTTTGCAGTCGAGTCGTCATAGATCCTGTTGCCGTCGTCGTCGTACGACGGAATGTCCATCACGTACATCGAGAGACCGTAGTCGCGGACCTTCGCCATCGTCTGGTCTGTGATGTATGACTCTCTGATGCCTGGTATCGCGAGGAGATTGTTGTTGGCCTCGAGAGGATCCGTAGCAATGTTGACAGCTGTGAGGTAAGAAGCGACGCCGTTGTTGCTGACGTTCTGACCCGATGGATTGGAGGAGAATCCTCCGATTCCGTTGTTTGAGGAAGCTCCGCCACCGGTCTCAAAGGAGACCGACTTGTCGTTGAGACGACGTGAGTCTCTGTTGAGCAAGTTGGTGCCGTCGAATCCGCCGTACATGAAGTTCGTGAACTTAGCATAAGCAGAGAACCTGTTGAAGTCTGCAGCCGATCCAGATGCGAGCAGAGTCGCGAAGGTGACTCTCTTGCGACCGTTCTCGTCCCAAGTGTAATTAGTGCTGTCGAGCTGCGCGTTCCTGATGTACGCTGCCTGCTTCATGTGGTTGTTGACTGAGCTAGTGAGGTCCAGAACAGAACCGTTATAGAAGGCGACATTTGAGAGGCTGAACTTATTGTTGTTCAGCGTGTCGACGTTTGATCCTGTGACAAGTGCATCGAGCTTCTCTATTCCAACGAATTTGGTGTATGCCTCGATGAGTGTGTTCTTCTCTCCGACGACGTTCGAGTTGAGAACGTCTGTAGAAGAGGCTGTCGAAGAAGTGCTGGCTCTCTCGAACTTGACACCCCAGTAGTAAGAAACGTTGGCCTGCTCAGAAGGGCCAGGCGAACCATCGTATCCGACGCCAGAAAGTTCTCCACGAGTCACCTTGTAGCGGAAGGGAATCGGAGGAAGGAAAGAACTTGAAAGAGAGGTGGCAGCTGCTGCGAGTTGTCCTCCCAATCTCGACTTCGAAGGAAGGAGAGGATCAGAAGCCTTCATGTTGGGGTTTATGTTGAGGAGGCTTGGACCTCTGAATCCGAAAGGAAGGGCGTCTTTTGGTGCGTTTCCTCTCTCGACTGCAGTGCTCACAACGACTCTCACGTATTTCGAAGCATTTGGGTACTTACCAGTTGCGACTATTCTCTTCTCCGATGGGTTTACTGCATCGAAGTTGTAGTAAACCTTGCGGTCACCGATGAGCTTCGCGATATAATTGGGCGAATTCGGATCCAACGTACAGTTGGTGAATTGTTCTAGAATATTGAGAGAGGTGTCTGTGTCATCCCAAGAACGAACTTGAACGTTGAACGTTCCGTACTTGTTAGAGTCGTCAGCAGAAGCCTTGACGTTGCTGATAGAGATCTTGTAGAGTGAGTTGGCGTACTCGCCGTCGTCGAGAGCTTCAAACTTGAAGAGATCGTACTCAGTCGTTCCATAAGGCTGCGATATGAAGAAAGTTGTCTTGGGAGCCGTGTATCTTGTGTCAAAAGATCCGAAGACCTCTCTAAAGAACTTGGTAGAAACTCCGTTCGTAGAGACGTTAGAAGAACCAGACACGACGGCGACAGGGCAAGACCCGCTGACGTGTGCAACATTGACGTCGACTGCAAAGTCTGCGTGAAGATAGTGCTGTTCTTGAACAAACTTATCGGGATCCGTGTTGAGAACCTTTGCAAAGTAGTCCTTGTCTGTAGGATCCAAAGAGACTGTATAGACCTTGACTCCTGGTGCTCCATCGGTGGTCGAGAAGCTCGAGCCGAGTGAAGAAGAGATGACAAGTTTAAACTTTCCTGAAGTGTCAGCGACTGCAGAGTCATCCGTTGAAGAATTAAGTGTAGTAACAGCAGACGTGCTGTCAAGAACCATTACCCTGGCCGTGTTGGGAGACATTATCATTCCTCTGACGAGGTTCAGCGGAGTCTCGCTACCAGGTGTGACGTCTGCGTTAAAGGTAGAGTTGTCGACGAAAACGGGCATTCCATAAGCGCCATTGACGGTGGGAACGTGCTTCGCGACGAGGAACTGAACAGCTCCAACTGATCTTGCATCGGAACCCGGTATAGCAGTCGATCCTGAGAGTGAAAAGCCTGCATTCTTAACTGTGCCGTAAGAAAGCGTATTGCTGATGTCAGCGTCCGAAGAATTTGCTCCGGCGCCAAGAACTCTGAGATAAGTGAGTGCCGACCTATGCTTGAGGAACTCGTTTGCTGCGTAGGGTCCGAGGTTCTTCGGGTCTAAACCACCGAACTTCTGAACGAATTCATCGAAGTTGGCGACAGTGACAGGCACGAAGGCAGTTCCCTTGTTTGAGGTTCCAACGACTGCCGCCGGCACGCCAACAGGACCTGTTATGCTCGGCGCTGAATTGTCGATTTCACGCTCATAAAAATTGGGCGCCTTGAAAGTCTGCTCGGCCATTGTCTAGTCTCCTTCGATCAGTGAATCTTCGCATAACTATCACCGACAAAGTCAGGATTACTTACTTTGTAATAGTAATTGACAGACCGCCAAGGGACGCACCTGAATAAGCTGTCTCTCCCTTTGCGGTTCGACCGGTCACTTTGATGGAAGAACCTCGGTGACTAGTCGTTTGAGAATGGGCCGCGGCGTCAATTTCACTAGTCCTCGAGGGAGTCTCAGCAGCATTTATATCGCTACCGATGTCAGCAACGACTGGGTACACTTTCTGTTGTCTCCAGCCATCAGCCTGTTGAGAAGAAGTCCTATTGGGTTGTTGATCTAGGGGTAGTGTCGGATCATCGCTACCCAGAACATAACCTGCAGAAGGATCTAAAGGAACGACAGGCTCGTCGAAACCTGAATCGAAGTCTATTGTGACAGACGAAACATAGCGTTTGATAGAAATGGGAGAACCAGGGGAGTCTGGGACGAAAAAATACGCAGGGACAGACACGTTGAACGTGTGCTTGATGTACCTCTCTTGCTGTGACATGTCATCAAAGTTGGTCTCTATCGCAAAAGAACCTTCCTCTACTTTGGCGACAAACCAATAACCCTTCTGTGTGTCAAGTCTCCAGGACTGACCTTGGGGGAGGAAAGAACTAAAGACTTTCTCCATTATTTGATTTGCGTGCTGTGTGAACTGTGTCCAGACGGTAACTTGATACTTTGCAGTGTAGAACTGCGGAGTGGGAACAACTATCGTTTCATAGACGTTGTTGGTCAAATTAGGCGTGAGAAGAGCGCCATCCTTTATGAAATCCCTCGTGGATAAGTCGCCTGTCTTTCTTCGCGTAGTAACTTCAGGATCACTTGCAGACAATCCAGTCTGATTTGGCAGTAGCATTCTGTTGATGAGGCGCTGGTAGTCTCTGTCGGTCTTGTCGAGTTTTCTCCTTACGGTTATTTCTCCGACCTGTTGGTTTATTCCTCGGCCTGCGACGTCCTCAGAGATAGTCTGATTCATGTCTGTTCTCATTACTGTGACGAGAGGCAGAATCAATGTGTTGTTCTTATCGCGGAGGAGGCGGCCTCCCTTCAGTAAGGCCCACTTCTCTCCTGCTGCAAAGATGACAGGAACTTTCTTGACCTCTGACGAGTCTATTCCACCGTACTGAGGATTGATCTCTTTGTCGAATAGATTAAAAATTGCAACGTCGACATCTTCAATTCCGCAAGATGGAATTGTGAGACTGGGTGTGCCAAGAGAATTTTCATAACCAGAAGGAAGTGGTGCCTGGTCGTACGATCTCTTGGAGTTGGTCTTGAATCTAGTTGACATGTTGATCCTCACTCATCATAGAAAGCCGATCCCACAGTTTCCGGGTCTCCCTTTTCTGATACTTCTTTGGGTCCTGTGAGTGGCTTCTCAAGGACACCGTTAGCGACCAAATCTCTCTTGTCACCAGTTGGTTGACCTGATGCGTCAAGAGCTTCGCCTCTTTGCTGGACGAACGTCTCCTGTATGGCATCTGGGTCTGTATATTCGATGTCAGTGGGTCCATGTATAGGAGCGACGAAGAGACCCTCGCGTGCCTTGACGCCGACGAGTTTGACACCATCCTTGTGTTCCGGCATGCCATAGATGTTTCTCATGTAGGAACGCTCTGTTATCTCGTAGAAGATGTCAGAAAAAGAGAAGAAGTCTCCGATTGTCACTTTGATTCCTTTGTCAACGAGGTCCCTGTGCTGTACGTACACCTCGATCTTAAACTGAGCATCGACTCCG